TTCTTTTCAAGACCAATAAAAGTCCAATCCTATAGTTGGGGAACTGGAACAAACTTGTTTGAGAAATTCAATCCATGGCAGGATTATTTTGAGAATCCCCGTGTTATTAATCGTATTGTAAATTACAATTTGTTACGGTGCAAATTACATGTTAAGTTTATGTTAAATGGTAACGGTTTCCATTATGGGAGGGCTATTGCCTCGTATTTACCGTTACACAATTTTGATGAATTCACGAAGAATCGCGCCTTCTTCGTGGAGGATGTAGTAGCAGCTAGTCAACGTCCCCATGTGTATTTGGATCCGACCAAATCGCAAGGAGGTGAGCTAACACTGCCTTTCGTTTGGGAAGCTAATGCATTAAGTATTCCCCTACAACAATGGCGCGATATGGGCCAAATTATAATTCATGGTATGCAAAATTTAAAGCATGCTAATGGAGCTTCAGATTCAGTTACAGTTAGTGTTTTCGTTTGGGCTACAGACGTCACACTGTCGGTGCCCACGGCAAACGAACCAGGCGCACTCGTACCACAATCTGGAGAATATCGCCCGCAAGCAGATGAATATGGTAGTGGGCCAATATCAAAACCCGCAGGAATTATTGCTAGAGCGGCTGGAGCATTGGCAAATGCACCAGGTATTGGAATGTATGCTAAAGCAACGCAATTAGCAGCTAGCACAGTATCTAATATAGCTCGCATATTTGGTTATTCTCGCCCACCCAATTTATCTGATATACAGCCATATAAACCAACTTATGTAGGTAACATGGCCAACACCAACGTTCCCGACTCATGCACAAAGTTGACCCTGGATGCAAAACAGGAGTTGACTTGTGATACACGAACTTTTGGTTTAGACGGAACCGATGAAATGACAATAAAATCCATTGCAACACGTGAAAGCTATTTAACTCAATTTGGGTGGGCAGTTGCAGATAGTCCTGAAGATCTATTATGGAATACAGAAGTTACTCCCGTTGTATGGGATGAACTCGCGTCTGTGCCTGAAGAGTTTCACATGCCGGCTTGTTGTTTTGCTGCATTGCCTTTCAAACACTGGCGTGGAACTATGAAATATAGATTTCAGATTGTTGCTTCAGCTTTCCACAAGGGGAGATTAAAAGTCGTATACGATCCTTCATATCCCACAACAAATGAGTATAATACGAACTACACCTACATTGTTGATCTTGCTAAAGAAAGAGATTTTACAGTTGAAATTGGTTGGGGACAACAGTTTTCATTCTTGCAACACAAAGATATGTTGCGTAATGGAGTACGCGTCTTTGGAGCCGGTAATGGTGGCAAGATAGCTTTTCCCCCTGGAATTTTAGCAAACGGTATCCTATCGGTATATGTAGTCAATGAACTTACCGTACCTAATTCTACCGCCAACAACGATATAGCAGTGAATGTATTTGTGTCAGCAGGGGATGATTTTGAAGTTGCCAATCCAACAGACCAATATATCAACGAACTCACGTGGTTTACTCCTCAGGCAGGGGAATATATACCGCAAGCAGGCGAAACCCCTGATGGTGATTTAACTACAAACGAGTCAGCACCCATGGATACTACACCTATTACTTTAATGGGTCCCGATTTGACATCTACTGATCACACACTTGATGTTTTCTTTGGTGATCCCATCGTCTCTTTCCGACAGTGTCTTAAGCGATATAATTTCTTACACAATATTTCTTTCCAGCAGCCTTTTGGATATACTGAATGGGTTTTAAGTAACTTTCCAATGTATTATGGAAATGCACCCGGTGCAGTACACTCTACGAGTACTCTTCAAGATTTCAATTATGCTAAATTGACGTTGTTGAATTACGTCACGCCAGCATTCACGTGTCGACGTGGTGGTTTAAGGTGGAAATACATGTTTACTGGCCGAAAGGTTGATATCTCTGATTCCAGTGGATTTCTGGCATTAGAAAGAGATCCTACTACATCAACAGTTTATTCTCAATCATCCTTTCTTATACCCGCCATTACAGGGAGTACTTTATCACGACGGGTTCACGATAGCTTATCAACAGGTTCTACTGGGTGGTGTGGAGTTCATGTCACTCCAACAAATTTGAACCCTGTTCTTGAATGTGAATTACCGTATTATTCAGAAGAACGTTTCCTTCCAGCCAAAAAAGCCAATGTGACTTCTGTGGGAACGCGAAATTTCTTCCACAAGTTATTCGGTTATGCTGGCACATCTTCTGACAATTCTAGTGATTTATGTGTTCGCGCCTATGTTGGTGTAGGCGAAGACTTCACACTTGGTTTCTTTACTGGGTGTCCAGTTGCATTTTATCAACCGGTACCTGCACCGGCAAATTAAATCCATACGGTGACCGTATGGTAGGTATACAATTAGACAATTGAGTCTTCTAATGTGATAACCTTCGAGCAGAACGCTCTAGAAAACTATGACCTTGGTTTTCAACCCTTATGGGG